ACGAGATAGCGTAGCGTCTCGTGGGCTCGGAGATGTGTATAAGAGACAGTGCCATACCTATGCATTATGTACTTGATACCTATGTCTATCTGCTTAAACCCATTAGTCTCTTTAAGGTCTAGTAGTTGAGGTATGCCATAGGCAGTGGACTTACTGTTACGTGCAGTTGGATCCCATTTAGACTCACGATTCCATAGTCTGTCTAAGCATTGATACTGCTTATCATTGAGTAATTGAGTATGAGCATAGACTTTATATAATTCTTTTTGCTCACCCAACGTAGCTGCTGATGCCGTAGATGATGGTAGTAGTAATGCTGCTATTACTAAACATAGCTCGAGCATTAGCTCCGTGACTCGGCTCTCGCTATTCCGCATCGCGGCTCGCTCCGAGGCTACGAAGCGTACCGAGGCTGTCAAGGATTTGACGATATTACGCATGGCGTTGGGCGTGTCGAAGCTACTCACAATCGACTTCCTTTGTATCCTCCAATAAGACGATACCCATGACGCCGCAACCCTGACACATGAGAGCAACCACGTAGGCCGGCAGATTCTCAAATTCGTCCATCTTTTTATGGTTAGTCTTTTTTTTGCAAATCCGGCAATCAGTCTTGAATATGTCCATTGACCCGACTCCTTAAGATTTCAGGCGCGTAGAGCTTGCCCTGAGGTACCCAGTAGTTATCTTGAGATTCATGCTTAAATAGCTCATTACGAGCCATCTTGATAGGGATCCACCCAACAAGCTGATATACCGGTGATTTACCCGTCACCAACATCGCTACGTCATCTGGCCTATCCGTGGCGTTAATAATCAAATGCCCGGCGCTGTGTTTAGTCCATTTGACCTCGAGGCGAGCCATGACATCGGCTTCATGCTTAAAGGTGTTAATGGTCGGCTTGAAGCCTTTAATCCCAAAATACTGGGCTACGGCTATCTCAGCACCGACTGATTCGGCGCACTCTGCAATCATTTCGTGAAAGTTCACCGATTGATTCCATCGCTGATCATGCAGGGGAGTAGCTTTAATCTCTAAAATTCGAGCTAAAGCCACACCCGCCGCATCACATTCTTGCGCGTAATCAAGAATTATCTGGGTGTTCTGCACGAGGCGCAGATCCATAGAATTTCATCTCCTGCGTTGTACGTACTGGTACCACCTAAAGTCGGTTGATAATCCAGGCACTCATCGCATCTTTTTACAGGACTCGAGCTTCGTGAGCCGTCGTCGTGAATAGTGGTGGCTACGCCATCTCTGATTAGTTGTAGTTCACCCATTAGAGCCACACCGCCGTACACTGGTCGGCTTTAACCTTGCTAGGGCAGACGTAGCCTTCGTAAGCCTTACCTGTTTTAGACGATGTACCTGACTTATGGATCATGCGACCATGAGCGCATAGGGGAGTGGACTCCACAATCTCGCCACCTAGTTGTTCCGATACAAGCTGCAATACGTTGCCTACAGGCTCTGCAGCTTCGGTAGTGACTGTGAAATGTGCCCACGGATCAGGTTGAGTAGGCACGTGCGATAACCGCTCAACCTTCTCCATGTCTTGCTTAGTTGGTCGCTTCTCCGATGGCATAAGCAAACCTATGGCTCGACCCACGGCAGACGTGACCGCGTTCTCGACCCAAAAATCTCTGTTGACTCCACGATCACTACGCATCTCGTAGGCATAGTCGACAGCTGCAGGTACTAAATCCTCATGCTCCCGGTAAACCATCGCTTCAATGAGTACGTAACCCTTTTCAATATTGATGTCCACTATATGAGTTTCAATTCGCCCGGATAGGTGAGTCTCGCGAAATCTCTTAATCCGCGAATTAACATCTTCATAAGATTCGAGGTCAAACATTTGCCGCCGCCATTTCTTGTTGTTTGGCATACGCCAACTGTTGCTCGATAGGCCAAATTGATTCGCCGTCGCTGTTAGACCAACGGCTTGCTTCCTGTAAGTGGTAGCGGCAGTAGTGACGCACTGCGCCATTTGATTTAGACATTTCACTCGTAATTGTCAAGTATGCCTGTGGGTCTACAGGGCCTTCTCCTTTGCGACGTGGTCTAAATGTCCAAGTGCCGTACTCGCTGTTATAGCTACCGAATTCCATTTTGCAGTGATCGCAGAATTGTCCGGGAGCAGATTTATTTAGACCCATAATTCACCGCCTTTTCGCGGTACTTATGAGTTATCTTGCGTTGAATCGCACGGCCTTCTTTGTAGCCTTTTTGATAACCCCATGCAGCGGTGATAAAGGCGAGTATCGCCATATACACCGCAACCTGTATGTCCATTTTCCAACTCATCTTGCAGCCCCTAACGTGTTAGAGTCGGGCTAAGGGCTGAAGCAAGTTATGTAAAGCTGACCGGAGCGATTTACGCTCAGTTTTACTTTACATAATGTAACGAATCGGATAACTAAAAGTTATCAAATTGCCTTGCTTAAAGCCTCGCCTGACGTGGTTTCGCAAAAGTGTAAGGGGAGAGCCTGACACTTTCAATAGACGACACGCGGGTCGCTTGAAAGGATTATGTATGACTTCCCCCAAATTACAACCTCACGGCTTTACCAGCGTCACCAGCACCGCGACCATGCAGGGCAAATTAGAGCTGTATGGCTATGGCTTTGATGATCGTGTGGTGAATCCCGGAGACCTGCTTATTGTCTCTACCGACTACGTGTACGAAAACGCTCACAGGCAACGGGTTGAATTTACGCTCAAGCTAAGAGGCCGCGATATGCAGCTCTTTGTAGACGAAGCGACTAAGGCTCGCGACCTATGGAATGAGAATAGACATTGGCTCAACGCCAGCGTCGATGCACCTAACCTCGATATGCGCGGGTTAAGTGAGATACGCCTGAGAAATCAAATTGAGGCGGTTCAAAGGTTTACGACGGGTAAGCCATCAGCCGTTCCGCTCCAATAGCAGTCGATAAATCTCATCGACTCGAAGTTCAATGCGATCCACTCGGCCCCTGAGATTATGGCCTCCGTTTCCATCGGCTTTGAGTTCACTTAGATAATGCTTTACAAGGAAGCGAACTGCGCCCGCAAATGCAGTAGCTAGGGTAACGATGGCTACCCCTGCTACTAGCATCTGTTGCGACATTACTTCCCCTGAATGCCGAACGCTGAGTCATTAACATTTAACCAACGAAGGATTACAGGAATGACAGCGGCAGCGCCGCCCATAGCCAAAGTCTTAGGATCAACCTGACCTGCCATGACTAGAGTTAATACAGCTGCTAGGAATGAACGCCCCCAGCTTGCTATTAGTGCTTTATTCATTTTACTTTCTCCGGTTTCTTAGCCCCTAAAATTTCGACGATTGGGTATTCGCCTGTATATGGCACGTACTTAGGACGGCCAAACCCAACAATTTCCACGCCGATAGTGCGAGTCTTAGCCATGACCATGCCGCCATTACGTTGACTGCCAGTGCCAGAGGTATTGCCTTCAATGGTGTTGACGCTTTTACCGTTAATGCCTACGACTATGCCTACGTGAGATATTTGGTCAACGCCATCGTGAGGAAAGTCCATGAAGGCTAAATCTCCCAGTGCTGGAGTGGTGCTCCACGCATTGAGATCTTTGAATTTATGAGCGCCTGCGGCTGTGCTTACGACCGAATGAACCTTTACCCCTGCTTGAGCTAGTACCCAGTTGCAGAAAGATCCGCACCACGGCAGGCCATTAGCCTTTGTGAACTCACCGTACTTAGTCAGATTATCCGGCACCTCGACTGTGCCTATCTCAGCCTTAGCGATTTCAATCGCGTGAGCTGCCGTGCCTATTGGGTAAATCATTTTATAGACTCTTTAATTATTGCCTCGCACTCGGAGCAGTCCCATTGTTTATTGCTAGTTAATAGCAAAGAATCATGACCACATTCAGGCATAGGAGCAATAAACGCGTCATCTATAGGATCGTAGGTATAACCAATTCCTGCATAGTTGTAACGAATATTGCCGTTGTATGAAGTTTTAACCCAAGTGCCACCAAAATTTTCGATAAGCCATGAATAACCTTCGTCACCTGCTGGGTCGTTGTTATCTCCTACAAGTACGCGAATTACTTTGTTTTCTGCGTTAAGTTCTGCCCAGTGACTCATGCTGCATACCTCACAATAACAATTCCTGAACCGCCTGCGCCGCCGCTAGTTCCTTGAGTAGAACCACCGCCGCCACCGCCTGTGTTAGTTGTGCCAGTAGTACCAACGACGCCAGAAGTACCTGAACCACCGCCACCACCGCCAGAACCACCGGCGCCACCCGTACCGCCTCCATAACCACCGCCGCCGCCTCCGCCTGCGTA